GTATGGCCTGAGTATTGGAGTAAAGATGATCTTGATTCTGTAAAAGCGTCTATCTCAACAAAGAACTGGAATGCACAATACATGCAGGATCCTACATCTGAAGAAGGTGCGATTATCAAAAGAGATTGGTGGCAACCATATGAAAAAGATTCTTTACCAAGATTATTACATGTAATCCAAAGTTACGATACTGCGTTTTCAAAAAAAGAATCTGCTGACTATTCAGCCATTACCACTTGGGGAATATTCGAGCCTGTTGAAGGATATGAGAAAGCTATAATTTTATTAGATGCTATGAAAGGCAGATATGATTTTCCTGATTTGAAGAATGTAGCTTTAGAACAATATCATTATTGGGAGCCTGAAACTGTTATTATTGAGGCAAAAGCATCAGGACAGCCTCTTATTCACGAATTAAGAAGGGCAGGTATACCTGTAATAGACTTCGTTCCTGCACGTGGAAGAGACAAGCATACGCGTATAAATAGCTGTGCTCCTGTCTTTGAGTCTGGTATGGTCTGGGCACCTGTTGACGAACACTGGGCACAGGAGGTTATTGAGGAGTGTGCAGCATTCCCTAATGGACAATACGATGACTATGTTGATTCCATGACCCAAGCTGTGTTAAGATATCGACAAGGTGGATTTGTTTCAACGTACTCGGACGATTGGGACGACCCGCCAATTAAAGTTGAAAAGGACTATAAATATTATTAGGAGAATTTTATGGGAAGAAGTAGATTAAGAATCGGGTTAACACAAAAAGGATCAGACGAGGGAGGTTCTACTGGAAGAACTTCAAAACAAATTGAAGATTATCATAGAAGAAAAAGAACTTTTCAATACAAAAAAAATGACAGAGGAAAGATTATTAAAATTCCTATGCTAACTGGTGGCCAAGCAAAATTAGACAAGAATAAAAATAATAAAATTGATGCAGAAGATTTTAAATTACTAAGAGGTGGTAAAAAAAGAGGTGGCTTGTTTCATGGCTACTCAAAAGTTTTTGATACTGCAGCAAAAGCTGGACAAAAAAATACAGGAACTAGTACAATCGTTGGTGTAAAACCGAATCCTAAAAAACCTAAAAAGACTTTTAAGTCAATGGCAGAAATGCGAAAAGCAAAAGGTTTTAAAACTGGAGAGACTGCAGCTCAGTTTAACAAAAGAAAAGCAGCAGGAGAGTTTGCAAAGAGAGCAGCTAAAGCTACAGGTGCAAGAGGTAAAATTGCATTAGGTGTAGCTGCAGCAGGAGTTGGTGCTATTCAATATTTAAAATCAAAAATGAAAAAGAAAAAAGAAGAACCTAAGAAAAAAATGGGTGGCGGCATGATGCAAAGACCTATGGGTTATAAAGCAGGTGGACCACTAGGCTCAGCAGGAAAAGGACTTGGAAGAGCAGCAGGAAGAAAAGCAGAACAAAAAAGAGTAGGACAAACAGGAAGAAGAGCAGGACTGTCAAGTTTACAAAGAAGATCTAAAAAAAAGAATCTTGAAGACAGAGCATTTGAGGCAGGTACAGATAACATTTTTTCTAATTTCAGAAGTTCAATAAAAAAAGCAGAAAAACAATATGCAAACATTCCTTCTGGAATGAAAAAAGATCGAGATACTGATGCAGAGATAAAAGTTAATCTTATTAGATCAAATAGAAAAGACCCTTTCAAAGAATTCGATGATAGTAGAAGAGAGGTCTATGCAACTGAAAGAATGGGTGGCGGAATGATGAATAAGCCCATGGGTTACAAAGCTGGTAAATCTGTAAAAGTAAAATGCAAACTAGGTAAAAACAAACCTACAAAAATGTACTAGGAGGGACAATGTCCCTGAAGAATATTTTAAGCTTCGGTCGGAGACTTTTGGGGCGTGGTAAAAAAGAATCCGCACAACCGGCTACCGGACAGCAACAAAAACAAATTACATATGATCCAAAGCCTTCACAAGCTTCAGGTCAAGAACTTGTAACACAAGAATTAAAAAGCCCACCAGTTGTTCTTAAAAAAACTAGACCCTTACAAATGGGTGATGACGTTGCCCCTGCATTTGGATCATCTACTTACGATTGGGTAATGAAAATGGGTAGAGGTAGATATACTGCAGATGAGTGGATTGATCACTTAACTTCAACAAGAAAAGTAAACTTTAAAGTTTTTGGTAAACCATCACAAAGATTAGAAAGAGCAGAAAAACAATTTGTTTATGACTCGGGTCCGTTCCAGGGTAAAATGGTCAACATATCAAAAGAAGAATTGTTTGATACAAATCTTGCATCATTTAATGAGGCAGGTGATTTGACTGGTGGCCTATTAGCTGCTGCTAAAAAATTTGGTCTTAAATTAGATGCTAATGAACTTGGTGCTATGATTAAATTGAATCCGTTGAATAGAGTAAGGCCCGTAGAATTAGGTATGCCCAAAGGTGCACAAGATAGTTTCAACCTTGCACACAAGAATATGACTAATGCAATCAATACTTTAAAAACAAGATTTGCAAGCGATAGCGATTTAGTACAACACTTTGATGATGCTATTTATGAACTAGGTGCAATGAAAAATGGCGAAGTTGGAACTTCAGTATTTAGAAGTTTGAAACAAGCTTTACAAAGAGCAAAGGCAAGACCAGATGTAAGAGAACAAGATAAAATGTTATTGAACAAAGCAGAGGCAGAATTAAATAAATCTGCAGTGCCTTTAAAAAATAATAAAACATATTATCAAAATGAAAATAATTATACTTTGCAAGGTGGAAGCGATTACAAAGAAACAATCATGACTTTACCTGAAGAGATTATTACAAATAGAAACACTTACAATACAGGTGGTCACTTTGGTGAAGTTCTTGGTAAAGAAACAAACAATCTTTATCACATAAGATTCGATACAAGATTTACACCTGATGGAAAAAAAGTATTTATGATTAATGAAATACAATCCGATGTAAATCAAAGTGTTGCAAAAGCTTTGAGTAAGGCTCAGCAATTAGATCCATCTGTTAGGGTCAATCCTTTTCAAAAAGACATTGAGGTAAATATGTTACTACAAGCAAGAGATAAGTTAACAACAGATGTAGCTCAAGCTCTTGCAAAAGGTGATCAGTTTACAGCAAAAACATTGTCTGACCAATTAGCTAAAACTACAAAAAATATTGTAGCCATGTCTAGATCAGGAACAGGTAAACACGATTATTTTCCAATGGTTGAAGCAGATCAATATGGTGACCATGCATTAAAATATCTTGTACAAAAAGCAGCTAGAGAAAATGTTGATTATGTTGCCGTTGCTCCGTTTGACAAATTAAGTTTTAGACAAGGGTATAAAGCTGGTAATGAAAGATTTTACGGATATGCGTCTGGTAAGGGAATAAACAAAAGTGGTAAAGCTGTAATGCCAACTCTTATGAAACGTATTGCAAGATTCTATGACACTCAAGCAGGGCCAACTAAGGTATCATTGTCAGATCCTAAAATGCCATATAAGAAAATACGGTCAGATAACTTCAAATATCCAGAAAAGCACAAACTTAAGAATAAGAAAGTAAACAGCGAATACCACGAATTTGCTACTAATGTGAAGGATGATGCATTGGTATATATGGAGCCAAATAATCCTAACTTGTATTTTGATGCTTTTGCGATTAAAGTGAACCCCCTAATGAGAGGTACACAAAAAACATACAAAGCCTTAGGTGGACTTGTAGTAGATATCTTTAAACCAATAAGGTACAATTAATTATGGCAGTAGAAAAAGTAACAGAAGAATTCAAAGAAGAAGTTGAAGGTGTTGAAGAACCAGAGGGTTTACCAGTTGACGTAGAAGTTGAGGGTGAAGAGACTATTGAAGAAGAGAAACCTGAGGATGATTTCAATGCTAATTTAGCATTGGCTATGGACGAGAGAGAACTCAAATCTATGGCAAGTGAACTTATTCAAGAATATAAAAAAGATAAGCTTTCTAGAAAAGAATGGGAAGATGCTTATATTAAGGGTTTAGATTTATTAGGCACTAAATATCAGGAAGTAACAAAACCATTTAAAGGGGCTTCCGGTGTCACTCATCCATTATTAGCTGAGTCTGTTACACAGTTCCAAGCACAAGCGTACAAAGAGCTAGTGCCTTCTGATGGTCCTGTACGGACACAAGTTGTAGGCTTACAAACACCGGCCACCGAACAACAAGCAGATAGAGTCAAAGATTATATGAACTATCTTCTCATGGAGGAGATGGAGGACTACACAACTGACATGGATCAGATGTTATTTTATCTACCACTATCAGGATCAACATTTAAAAAAATTTACTTTGATGCGTTACAAGGAAGAGCAGTATCTAAATTTATACCAGCTGAAGATCTAGTCGTACCTTACTTTGCATCTGATTTAAAAGATAGTGAGAGAATCACACATGTAATTAAAATGACACAAAATGAAGTAACT